ACCTATGGTTTTATAGCACCATACCAAGCCTTTAAGCTTTCTCCAACTTAGTCTTCAAGTACTTTACAACTTCCCAGTCATTTATACCGACGCGTCTGGGGTCTTGTGACTCTTGTTGAAGACTCTTAGTATATCCTAAGAAGTCAGTGAATTCCTTGGTAGCTTCCTCGGCCATATGCTCGAGTCTGGAAAAGAAGCCTGATATGTTCAATCCCAATCTGAACCTATCTCCTGTTAACACAAAGTCAATAAACTGGTGGAAATAAGGTGACCATTTACAATTTTCCAGGATAGACAATGCTCTCAATATTACCATTTCCTTACTCCACTTTTCTGGATCGTAAAAGCGCTCTTGAGCTAGCAACCTACCTAAAGCTCTAAAGGTTGAATAGACTCCGACCATGGTTCCATTCACACGATAATTTGTACCGTGCCAGCGTCGTAGTACTACACAGTCATGTTTACTAACGTATTGTTTTGAGGCATTCATTTCTTGGCCATGACGTGAATACGTTTGTATTACATGTTCGGGCGTGATCCCAGGGTAGGATAGTATACCGTCATCACCGTAGGCCATTGAGTGAGGATTCAATCTTTGCCCACGAGTTATTGCTGCCTCGAACTGTAGCGCTTTATGTGCCATGCACTCATCAAAGTTTGTGCCTCCTGAACCTGATCCCATACCGTGTGGTCCAGTGAACATTGTTTCTTCATCACATATTAGAGGTATCCTAAATTTCATACCAAACATCTTCTTTAACTGCCATTGTGACTGGTAGTCTAGGGAACATAACGCACATTCTATCTCATACGCTGCGTTTTGCATATCTTGGTTGAAGTGTTGGTCGAAAGCAGTGAAGTCAGTACATATTACCACGTCATCGTTACCTTTAGTATCAAATAGTGCTGTAACTTCCTTGTCAACTTCATCCATACTGATATATGCTGGTATTAAGTGATTAGCCTGCATTGCCTCTATTGCTGGCTGATAGAACTGTAGTTCTTCGACGTTTAGGAGAAAAGGCATCATCCAAACTACGCGTTGCTTAACATCATCATCACTGATGCCGCCTTCTTGTCCTCTCCATCCTAGTACTGCAGCAAGTTTATAATTAGGGATGTTTCTACTTGGATAGTGAGACCCTATTTGCCATATCTCACCATCAATCTCCTTAATAAATGCCTCTTTAGTTGATCCAACGGTTAGACGTCGTTTCATGAAATATGGACTTCCACTATTAGTAGATAGTCGCATGTTTTCAATTACACGGTCTTTGGAACGTACGCGTATACCTTTGGCCGCCCTAAAGAAATTAATAGTAGCTTTAATCGCTCTAGGATTGATAGGTTCACTCTTGGAATCAATTAGAGTGAAATAATCTTCGATAGTTTTCAATCTGTCTGCTAATGGCAACTGGATGGACATGGGTCCTACTTTGGACTTCATCTCCATTTCATAAGCATAAAGATCTGGGTATTCTTGCTTAACACCTAATGAATCAATGATCTTCTGCCACTGCTCTAAGACAGATTCTCTTGATTGACTACTCCAGAATGGAGGACGATAATCCTCATCATTACCAGAGTCGTTGTGCTTGAAGTAAGCCCACAAGCCTGGGTTAGGGAGTTTAAAGTATTCCCCGATACTTGGTTTCTTCTTCTGCATGAGAAAACCTTCCTTTCGTTGATTTCTTG